GGAACCGGGAAAGATAGTTCATCACAAAATAGAACTTACTCCAGATAAGATTAATGATACATATATAACATGAAGCTTTGATAACCTAGAACTATTGTGTCAAGACTGTCATAACGAAGAACATCAAGGAAGTAAAGTGACAGGTGCTGGAGTATATTTTAACGAACGAGGAGAGCTAATTAATAAGAAGATATAAGGGAGAGAGATATAACCCCCCTATAAAAAAATAAGGTTATTAAATTATAAAGACCGAGGAGGCATCATTCAAAAAACATACGACTCGCGCGCGTAGGGGGTGTAGGTAGTGAAAAATAAAAGGAAGTGATAAAGTTGGATAAAAGTGCTGAAAACATAGAGTTATCAGTGGATGAGAGGATTATTGCTGAAACCAAAAGGCTTAAGAGATTATTGAATAAATTAGACCTAAAAACAAGAAAACTTGTCCAAAATTCTATAATAAATGCAGCTTTTATGGCAATAACACTAGAAAATTTGCAAGAAATAATCAATAAAGAAGGTACAACTTGTGAATATCAGAATGGGAAAAACCAGTTTGGGATTAAGCAAACTCCTGAAGTAGATATATATAATAGAATGATTAAAAACTACAATGCAACAATAAAACAATTAACGGATTTATTACCTAAAAAAAGTGTTCCGGTAGATGACGGATTTAATAAATTCATAAATAGTAAATGATAGAATATCCATTAACCTATAACCCAATAGAGGAATATTGGGAAAAAATAAAAAATAAAGAAATTGTAGTATGTTCAAAGATATATAGAGTATATAAAAAACTTGTATTTGATATTCATAATGAAAAAAGTGAGTGGGAATATGATCCCAGGAAAGCAAATCATGTAATTGAGTTTATAGAAAATTATTGTAAACACTCCAAAGGAAAGCTTGGAGGACAAGCACTTATATTAGAACTTTGGGAGAAAGCTTTTATAGCTGCACTATTTGGATTTGTGCATAAGATAGATGGAATAAGGAAATATAGAGAATTAGTACTAATAGTAGCAAGAAAAAATGGTAAATCAATATTAGGTTCTGCCCTGGGGTTATATATGTTAGTTGCAGATGGTGAAGCGGGACCAGAAGTTGTTTCAGCTGCAACAAAAAAGGAACAGGCAAAAATTATTTGGTTAGAAGCAAAACGAATGATCAAGAAATCACCAGTACTAAGAAGAAGAATTAAAACATTAGTTTCAGAATTAGTAAGTGAATTTAATGACGGATCATTTAAGCCTTTATCATCTGATAGTAATACTTTAGATGGATTGAATGTGCATTGTTCACTAATAGATGAATTACATGCGATATCAGATAAGAACTTATATGATGTAATAATTGATGGAACTAGTGCAAGAGAGCAACCTTTATCAATAATAACTTCAACTGCAGGTACAGTTCGAGAAGGTATTTTTGATATTAAATATGATGAAGTTGAAAGAATAATTAATGGATACTTTGATAAAAAAGGATATAAGGATGAAAGAGTATTACCGATTGTTTATGAGCTTGATAAAAGAGAAGAATGGACTGATAGTAAAACTTGGATTAAAGCAAACCCAGGACTAGGATCAATAAAAAACTTAAGCTTATTAAAAACAAAAGTAGCTAAAGCAAAGGCAAACTCATTATTAGTAAAAAATTTACTTTGTAAAGATTTTAATATTAGAGAAACAACGTCAGAAGCTTGGTTACCATTTGAAGATCTAAATAATATTGAAACGTTTAATATTATAGAACTACAACCAAAATACGGAATTGGTGGAACTGATTTAAGTTCAACAACAGACCTTACAGCAGCTAAGGTTATTTTTATGGTACCAAATAATCCTAAGATATATGTTTTGCAAATGTACTGGTTGCCAGAAGATTTGTTAGAGCAAAGGGCAAAAGAAGATAAGATTCCATATGACATATGGAGAGAACAGAATTTATTAAGAACTACGCCAGGGAATAAAGTACATCCTAAATTTGTAACACAATGGTTCCTGGAAGTAAGAAATCTATTTGGTATATATATTCCTTGGATAGGATATGATGCATGGTCAGCAGAGTATTGGGTTGAAGAAATGAAAGGACACTTTGGAGCTGAAGCAATGGAAAAAGTTTACCAAGGAAAGAAAACATTATCAGCACCGATGAAAAATTTAGGAGCTGACTTAAAAAGTAATTTAATTGTATATAACAATAATCCAATTGATAAATGGTGTTTAAGTAATACAGCGGTTGATATGGATAAAAACTTAAATATACAGCCCAGTAAAACTAGAAACCAAAGAAGGCGAATTGATGGAACAGCTGCTTTATTAAATGCATATGTAACATTGGAAAAACATAAAGCAGATTATTTGAATATGATTTAGGAGGAAAGAAATGGGATTGTTCCAAAAGATATTTGGAAATAAAAAACCAAAACAAAACACAAAGGCGTTTAAACTTGTTAGTTCTTCTAATAATAGTTTTTCTTCCTGGTCAGGTAATGTTTGGGAATGAAAATTGATAAAGTGCCATATATAAGCATGATTTTAAAAGAACCAAATGAGTTTATGTCAATGCAAGACTTTTTAATAAAGATGGTTACACAAAGGGAATTGCACCATAATGCATTTGCATATGTGAATAAAGAAGATGGATATGTAAAATCAATATTCCCGATTCCATCTAGTAGAGTCGAACTTTTAGAATACCAGGATGAATTATTTGTAAAATTTTCATTTAATAGTGGGAAGTATATAACTATTCCATATGAAGATTGTATCCACTTAAGAAAAGATTTTAATGAAAATGATTTCTTTGGAGATAGTAGTTATAAATCATTGAAAAACATAATGGAAGTAATTACATATACTGACCAAAGTGTTGTTAGTGCTATCAAAAATTCAGCTGTTATAAGATGGATATTAAAATTTAAAAGTGTTCTTAGAGCTGAAGATAAAGAACTAGAAATGAAAAAGTTTGTTGAAAGTTATTTATCTATTACAAATGATACAGGTGCAGCGGCTACAGATCCAAGATATGAAATAGAGCAAGTTAAACAAGATACATTCGTTCCAAAGGCAGCTCAAATGAAAGAAACAATAAAAAGGTTGTATTCCTACTTTGGAGTTAATGAAAAGATAGTTATGAATAATTATAGCGAAGACGAATGGAATGCTTTTTATGAAAGTGAAATTGAACCTATTTCCATGCAATTATCTAATGCATTTACAAGAGTATTTTTTACCAGAAAAGAAAAAGCAAAAGGAAATAGAATTATATTTGAATCATCAAATTTACAATATGCATCCATGAAAACAAAATTAGCCCTTGTTCAGATGGTAGATCGTGGAGCTTTGACTCCAAATGGATGGAGAGAAATATTAAATTTAGGACCAATTGAAGGTGGAGATAAACCAATAAGAAGAAAAGATACAGGACTAGTAAAAGAGGAGGATGAAACAAATGAAAATAAATCCAATGGAAAAGATTGAAAGTTTAGCAAAACAAGGTAGAGATTTTAGAAACTTTGTGAACTTTGAGGTAAGAGCTGTTGAAGAAAACAAAGAACTCTATGTAGAAGGGGTAGCTTGTGTTTTCAATAAACAAACAGTTTTATTTGAATATGAAGGTATTCAATATAAAGAGCAAGTAGATAGTAAAGCTTTTGATAGTGCAGATATGAGTGATGTCATATTTAATTATAATCACTATGGAAAAGTTGTTGCTAGAACTAGAAATAAAACTTTACAGTTAGAAGTAAAAGATGATGGTCTTCACATGAAGGCTAGATTAGATGGGACAGAAGAAGGAAGAAAATTATACGAAGAAATCAAAGGTGGATATATAGATAGGATGTCTTATGCATATTCAGTGCAAGAATCATCTTATGATACAAAAAAACATCTTAGATCAATATTAAAAATAAAGAAGCTTTATGACGTTAGTGCGGTGGACTTTCCTGCATATAGCGAGACTTCTATAACAACAAGATCGTTTTTGGATTTGGAGAAAGCCGAAAAGGAAAAGCTGGATAGTGACTTGTTGCTAAGAAAAAGAAAGCTGATTTTATTAACAAAAATATAATAAAAGAAATGGAGAAAACAAAATGGATAGAATCAAAGAAATCCTTGAAAGATTAGTGGAAATTAGAACTGAATTAAATAGTTCTGAAGAATGTGATGTTGATGCTCTTGAAAAAGAAATTCAAACATTAACAGAAGAAAGAGAAGAACTTGAGAAAATAGAAAAACGTAAGAATATGGCAAACGCGTTGAATGATGGTTCAATCATTCCAACTCATGTAATGACACTTTCTTCTAAAGAAGATAGAAAAGTTGTTGATAAATATAATACAGTTGAATACAGACAAGCTTTTATGGAGTACTGCAAAAGTGGAGTTATGGCACCTGAATATAGAGCAGATGCATCAACAGGGAATACAGATGTTGCCGCTGTTATCCCATCAACAATTTTAGATGAGGCAATTAAAAAGATTAATTCATATGGAAATATCTTTGCGAAGATAAGAAAAACTAACATCCAAGGTGGAGTAGAAGTACCAATTATATCATTAAAGCCAACAGCATCATGGATTGGAGATACACCATCTGACAGACAAAAAGTTGCAGCTAATACAAAAGTAACATTTAGTTATCATGGCCTTGAGTGTAAAGTTGCAGTTAATTTAATTGCTAGTATTGTTAGCTTGAATTCATTTGAAACAACAATTACTGATTTAATTGCTGAAGCGATGACTAAAGCTTTAGACGTTGCTATTATAAAAGGTACAGGATCTGGACAACCACTTGGAATTACAGCTGATACAAGAATCCCAACAGGACAAGTAATAACACTTAGTTCAACAGACTTTGTTAAATGGACTGGTTGGAAGAAAAAAGTATTTGCTAAAATTCCATTGGCATATCGTGCAGGTGGAAGCTTCATAATGGCTGCAGGAACATTTGAAGGATACATTGATGGAATGGTTGATACAGCGGGACAACCTGTAGGAAGAACAAACTATGGAATTACTGATGGACCACAAGAAAGATTTGGTGGAAGAGAAGTAATGCTTGTAGAAGATGATATTATAACTCCTTATGAAAGTGCAGCAGAAGGAGATGTAGTAGCAATATTCTGTAAATTAGGTGATTACTGTATTAACTCAAATATGGAAATGAGAATGTATAGATGGCTTGATCATGATACAAACCAATGGGTTGATAAAGCAATATTAATTGCTGATGGTAAAATTTTAGATCCTAATGGAGTTGTTATTATTAAAAAAGGCGCTTAGTAATTAGGGGGTAGTTATACTACCCCTTTTTGGAGGAAAGAAATGGGATTATTAGAAGATGTAAAAGTAAATTTAAGAATATCTTCAGATGCATTTAATACTGAAATAAATGAATTAATTAGTGCTGCTCAAGATGATTTACAATTAGCGGGATTATTAGAAGTTGATAGCGAAGACGCATTAACAAAGAGAGCTATCACAGTATATGTAAAAGCTAATTTTGGATATGACAATAAAAATGCAGAAGGTTTTTTAAAAGCATATGAAATAATAAAAAATCAGCTAACTACATCTGCAGATCATGCATATTTTACAGTTACATTTAATTGTGGTGAAAAAACAAAAGTTACTTTTAATGGAGAAACAAAAAAAACTAATGAAAGTGGTACTGTAATCTTTTATTGTAGAAAGAAAAACCAAGTGGCATATACAATCAATGGAACTACTGACTATATAGACATTACAGAAGATACAGTGGTGACATTATGAGAAGTGTAACAATAGATTTTATATCAACTACAATAGAAATTAATGATCTAGGAGATCCCATTGAAACAAAAGCATATAGAACAGTTTATGCAGAAAAAATGTCTATAAGGCAAAGTGAATTTTACCAGGCAGCAGCTACAGGGTTGAAACCTGAAATTATGTTTGAAATTAGAACCATTGATTATGACAATGAAAATAAACTTAAATTTAATGAGAAAGAATATAAAGTAATTAGAGCATATGAAAAAGGTGAATATACTGAAATTATATGTCAAGGTTTAACCAATGGAGAAATGTAATGCCATTACCTAAAAGTGTAATAAAATTTAAAAAAGGTAATATCCAATACACATCAGAAGTTGATAGAGTTCAATATACGATTCAAGAATTGACACGTGCGGCATTAAGGGATGTTGGAAAATATCTAAGAAGAAAAATGCTAATAGAAGGAAGAAAACTTAGAGGATTAAAAAGTTTTAAAAGTAAGAGAATTCCTCATGCATTTCAATATTGGGTAAGAAAAAGAGAAACTAATTTGTGGATAGGAATAAAACATAATACATGGTATGGAGCAGACCAAGAACTTGGAAGTAATAATCAACCTAAAAAAGGAATAGTCAAAAATATTACAATGGAAAATGTTAAGACAATTAAAGAAATTGAAAGTAAATATTTATCTGCAATTGAAGATGATCTAAAAGCCCAGGCATTAATAGATGAAAATAATGAAGGAGAAAATGATGAGAAGTGAATTACAAGCATTTTTAAAAACATTGCATAGCAGAGTGTATTTTCAAGTAGCACCAAAGTCAGCAGTATTTCCATATATAGTTTATGATTTTTCTTCAACAATTAATTCTGGTGAATATGATGAAATAACAATGGTAGATATAACAGCTTGGGATAAACCTAGTAATGGAGATACTACTGTAGTAGAAAATTTGATTAATTCTATAAATGAAGGATTAAATAAAAAAGTAATAGAAGGTAACGGATTTTCTGTTATCTTTTATTTAAATTCAAAAGTATATACAAGAGATAATGATGTAAGACTTAAACGCAGGTTATATA